GCTCACCTTTTTCGCCCCTTTTTTATAGGCTTTAGCAACAACTTTTCATATGAGTTTGCTAAATATACATAACAAGTACTTTACTTAATAGGAGAATTAAAATGGCTTTATCATCACCAGGAGTACAGGTTAGCGTTATTGACGAGAGTTTTTACACTCCCGCAGAACCAGGCACTGTACCAATGATTTTTGTTGCTACTTCTGAAAATAAACAGAATGGTAGCGGCACAGGAACAGCACCGGGCACAACAAAAGCAAATGCCGGTGTACCTTACTTAATTACATCACAGCGTGACTTAGTAGAAACTTTTGGAGATCCAGTCTTTAAAGTTGACAACAACAATAATCCAATCCACGCTGGTGAAACAAATGAATATGGATTACAGGCAGCATACTCTTTACTTGGTGTAAGTAACAGAGCATATGTTGTAAGAGCAGATGTAGACCTAGGACAACTTGAAGCATCAAGTTCAGCTCCAACTGCTGACCCAGCAAACGGTACTTGGTGGTTTGACACAGCAAACACTTCTTACGGTATTTTTGAATGGAATGGCAATGCTGCAACAGTAGCAGGCGGACAAAGTTTTACAGTAAAAACTCCTATAGTAATTACATCGTTAAACCAAGTTACTGGCACAGCAAATGCACCAGGTGCTCCTAAGGGTTCAGTTGGACAAATTGGCTCTTACGCTATTGTAGCAATTACAACATTAAATGTAATTTGGTACAAAAACAATTCAGGAACATGGGTACAAGTTGGTTCTACCGATTGGGCTAAAAGCCATCCAGTTGTTAGAGGATCCACTGCTAACCCAAGTTTAACTACAGGGGCTTCTATGCAGATCAACAGTGCTTATACAATTACTGTTGACCCAGGTGATACTGTAACACAAATTGCAAGTAAAATAAACGGCGAAGCTGCACTAGTTGCACAAGGTGTAACAGCAGCAGCAGTTAATGGTGCATTAGAAATTTATTCCGAAGGCGTTAATTTAATTCTTGATGCTGAATCAGGTGACAGTTTGTTAGCTGATTTAGGTTTAACAGCTGGAACATTTTATGCTCCGGATTTAGTTATTCAACCACACACACAGGTTCCAGCATATAAAACTGCTGACGCTAATCCAAGACCAAGTGGCTCTGTATGGATTAAAACAACAGAACCAAACAGTGGTGCAAGATGGAGAGTTAAGCAGTTCAATTCTGATACAGCATTATTTGATGAGTTTGACGCACCAATCTATGCAAATGGACACGCAGCACTAAACGGATTAGATGCAGCCGGCGGCGGTGCAAACTTAGCGGTTACTGCATTATATGTTAAATCTAATGTAGGCGAGCAATCAGATCCAATATCAGATTTTAAAATCTTTAAAAGAAATTCAGTGGGCGCAACAAGCATTACAAGTTCTGTAGTAGCAGCACAAGCATCAAGCGGTGCATTTAGTTTCCAAATTGCAGAAAGTGATATTGGAAGTGCAACTTTAAAAACAGCTATTACTGTTGCAGGATCAGTAACTGGTGCGAGCACAGACGCAGACGTTATTGCTGGTGCTATTAACGGTGCTGGATTTGAGCATATAGAAGCTGTTGTAGATACTAATAACAAATTAACTATCAAACACAACACAGGCGGTGATTTCCGTATTGTAGACACAACAGGCCATTTAGCAGAAATTGGATTTGCAGCATACAATATGAGTTCAGGCACAGGAACAGCTAATTTATACGCTGCTTCAGCAGGCGATACAGTATATGACTTTGTTGCTAGTAACTGGATTCCATTAACTTATACTGCTTCAAATGATGCTCCTGCTGCACTTGCTGCAAACGGCGCATTATGGTACAGCTCTGTTGTTGACGAAGTAGACATAATGATCCACAACGGAACAACTTGGGTAGGTTATCAAGATACTTCTAGCCCATATTATTCAGCAGTAGAAGGTGACAAAACAGACCCAGCAGGTCCAATAGTATCTGCAAGCGAGCCAACTGAGCAGTCAGACGGCACGGGGCTAGTAACTGGCGATCTTTGGATATCTACTTCAGATTTAGAAAATTATCCACAGGTGTATAGATACAATAAAAACTTTACACGCTGGGAGTTACTAGATAGTTCAGATCAAACTACAGAAGACGGTATACTATTTGCTGATGCTAGATGGAGCACTGCTGGTACTGAATCAGAAGAAGGTGATATCGTAGACTTACTAACCAGCAATTTCTTAGATCCAGACGCTCCTGATTCAACACTATATCCTAAAGGTATGTTGTTATGGAACTTGAGACGTTCTGGTTTTAACGTTAAGAAGTTTGTGCGTAATTACATTGATTTGACTGAAGATAACAAAAGATTTAACGACGAATCAATGAGCAACTATTATCCACACAGATGGGTAACTGAATCTGCTAACCAAAATGATGGTTCAGGTTCATTTGGTAGAAAGGCTCAGCGTAAAGTAGTTATTCAAGGCTTACAAGCAATGGTTAACAGCAACCAAGACATTAGAGATGACGAATCACGCATCTTTAACTTAATGGCTTGCCCAGGTTATCCAGAGCTTATTGGCGAAATGGTAACACTAAACTATGACAGAAACCTAAGTGCTTTTGTTGTTGGTGACTCACCATTTAGACTTACATCTGATGCAACTACATTAAACAACTGGGGTAACAACGTAGCAGTTGCAGTAGAAGATAACGACGACGGTCTTGCAACATCAGACGAATACTTAGGTATCTTCTATCCAGCAGGCTTCTCAAGTGATAACTTTGGCAACAATATTGTTGTTCCAGCATCACACATGATATTGCGTACTATTGCATTAAGTGATCAGGTTTCTTATCCATGGTTTGCACCAGCAGGTACAAGACGTGGTGGTATTACTAATGCATCAGCAGTTGGATATGTAGACGACGAAGGCGAGTTTAAGTCAGTTGCACTAAATGAAGGACAACGTGATACACTATATGGCGTTAATGTTAACCCAATCACATTCTTAACAGGAGCAGGACTTGTTAACTTTGGTCAGAAGACTAGAGCTAGAGGTGCTAGTGCTGTTGACAGAATTAACGTAGCACGTTTGGTAATTTACTTACGCAGTCAGCTTAAGAAACTTGCAAAACCATATATCTTTGAACCAAATGATAAGATCACACGTGATCAAATCAAACAAGCAGCAGAAAGTTTATGTCTTGAGCTTGTAGGTCAAAGGGCACTTTACGACTTCCTAGTTGTGTGTGATGAATCAAACAACACACCTGCAAGAATAGATCGTAATGAACTATACTTAGATATCGCTATAGAACCAGTTAAGGCAGTAGAATTTATTTACATTCCGCTTAGACTTAAGAATACTGGTGAAATTGCAGGTCTATAATATGATAAATAATACTATAATTAGGAGTTAATAGAATGTCAATTTCAACACTATCAAAAATATCGGTTCCATTAGCAGACGGACAGCCTCAAAACCAAAGTTTGCTAATGCCAAAACTCCAGTATCGCTTTAGAGTGTCACTGGAAGGTTTTGGAGTTAGTGCTGGTGAAGTAACAGAGCTTACAAAGCAAGTGGTTGATGTGACTCGTCCGGTTGTTAACTTCGAAGAGATTGAAGTACACGCTTACAACTCAAGAGCATACCTAGCAGGCAAACACGCTTGGGAGCCTATTACATTGAACTTACGTGAAGATGTAACAGGTGGTGTGCAGAAACTTGTTGGTGAGCAAATGCAGAAGCAGTTTGATTTCTTTGAACAATCAAGTGCTGCATCAGGTATTGATTATAAATTCACAACAAGAATTGAGATACTAGATGGCGGTAATGGTGAAGCAGCAGGCGGTGTACAAACACTTGAAACATTTGAATTGTACGGTTGCTTTATCCAAAACGCTAACTACAATACACTTGCATATGCAACAAACGAACCAGTGACTATCACTTTAGCAATACGTTATGATAACGCTGTACAGTTTGGTGCAGACAACAAACAAGTTGGTATTGGTACTGACGTAGGTAGAACCATTGGTACACTTATTACTGGTGGCGGTAACCCAGGTTAATAGCATAACC